AGCTGAGTATAAAGCTTTGTGATAACCCTTAGCATCTGACATCGTTCCATCTTCGTTCAAAAACTTCTTGACAAAGTTGTTAATGTCGCTTTGAGTATCTTTTACTTTTCCAGCTTCTTTAACGTTTACTCTATACTTTTTCTCTCCGACGTTATATTCAAAACCTTTGAACTTGTCGTTAAAAACTGATTCAGTCTTTTTTAAGAAAGTAGATTGTTCGCTTTTAATTCTGCTTTCATTCACTTCCGATTCCTTGTTGTATCGGTTGAAAAAATCTACAGCTTTTTGTTGCTCACCCGTGAGCTTCGATCCAGCCTTGATCTCATCGTAATATTTAGACTTTTGCCCGTCTAAGTAGGCTTTCGCTTCAGCAACTTGCTCTTTTAAAGCGATTTTCTTTTTTCTAATATCTCTTTCGTCATCTATGTCCTCGTCAAAAGAAAAGTTTTCATCCAATAAAAATGCTCTTTCTTCTGCATCTAAATGAGGTTTAGTTAACTTGTAATATTCTTCTAAAGCCTGATTGTTACTCATTTGGCTATAGTCTTGGTTTAACCTAGCATAGTCGTTGATGTCACCGCCAGTTTCTTCCATGAAGTCAACCAACTTCTGAATATTTTCAGGTAAAGGCTTGCCAGTAGCCTCGGCTTCAGCAGCAGCAGCTTCTTCAGCCTGCTCTATAACCTCTTCTACTTCTTCAGTTACTTCTTCAACAACTGGTGCTTCTACTTCCTCTGCAACCTCTTCGGCTACAGGCTCAATCACTTCTTCCTCTACGGTTTCTTCAACTGGTTGACTTAAGTCTATTTTAATTACCGAATCGTCTCCAGCACTTTCAAATTTACTTTCGTCAACAGTTTTTACTGTCTCTTCGACTTGTGGTGTCTCTTCAACTTGTTGAGTCTCCTCGTTATTCTCTAATTCTTCTTGCATAATATAATATAATAATAGTTAATAAATTTTATCTAGGATCAAAACCACCTAAATCAAAACCTCCACTCATAGTATCATTACCTGCTGACTCAAAGTTTTTAGGTGCTTTTCCACTCTTTCTTTGATCTATAAGCTCTGATTGTTGTGTTGCTTGTATTTTAGTTCTCTCGTCCTTGCGATCTTCTTTTTCTTTTTCTTTTGACTTCGTGTTGTCCGTATCAGCAGATCTTAACTGCATGTTATACTGGAACTCTATCTCCATCAGCTCTTTCTTAGCAGCAAGCTCTTGTTGCATCTTCTGCATTTCTAGCTGATTTTTCATTTGCTCTAATTGCATCTTACCTTGGTTCAAAGACTGATCTTTCTGAACTTCAAGCTGAGCAGCTGCTTGAGCGGCTTGAGTGTTAGACTGCGTTTGAGCTTGAATATTCTCTAGCTGTGTAGCTCTGTCTTTTTGCTCTTTTTTCTTTCTTCTTATTTTCAATAGCTGATTAGCCATTTTTAAGTTCCTTATTTCTCTAAGGTCTATAGCATCTTCAAGGTCTATACTTTTTTGCTGAAGTGCCATTTGTATATTGTTTTCTAGTATTTGTTTTTGCTCATCATCTGGAGCAAGCTCAATGAATATACCAAAATCGTACAAGTGCAGCTCTGACATTTCTTCTAGCGTAGCTACGTTGTGAGCGCCTATAGCTTGTATAAACGCATTTTTAGTAGGAGAATACTCTAGCACATCAGATATTCTTAGTGATAAGCACTCTGCTAGGTCAGCGGTTAAAAATAAACCAGCCTGTAATATATGCCTTGTAGCCGTATTACTATTAGCCGCGGCCAGCTTCTGAACACCTACTAAAGCGTTTTTATCAGGAGTACTACCATCTCTAGCTTCATTAAGCCCAGTAGTATCTCTAATCATCTGCATGTAATAGTTGTACGTTCCAATTAAACTCTGCATCTTAGCTCCACCGGATCCACTTGATATTTCTTGAATAGGTACTTTACCAGGGTTCATATCGCCATCAGAAGTAAATGATCTACCTATAACAGAACCTGTTTGGAAGAACATATTTAAAGCTTCTTGTGGATTATAGTTTGTTCCGTTACCCAAGTCTATTTCAGCTAAGCCATCAGCATCAAGGTAAACTCCGTCTGGAACTAGCCTAGACATTACTTGCTGTAGCTTTAAGTGTGTAAGCTGTATCATATCAGCAAAACCTGTTATACGTTTAACTAGCGACTCTATCTTGCCGTTATACATTCTAGGAGCAACAATAGAGTAAGGCATCTTAACTTTAGTAAAGTCACTCTTTGGCCTCATCATGTTTTTAGCCATTTGCCACTTTATAAGCTTGTTTGTACCTAGTATCATAGCTCCTTCGTACAAGCACTCTATAGATCTTTGTAACTTAGAATAATCTATGACATCAGTTGGAGGATTAAACGTATCGTCTTTTTCTATTAATTTTTCAGCTCCACTCCCAGTCTCTTTAACCTTATAAACCTCGTTCATGTAAGTTTTATAATTGAAATATAAAATTTGAACTTTGTTTTGATCTTCTTTATCTGTAGAGTATCTACTGTTATTGTTGTTCTTATTGTAAGAAGAGCTAGACCTTATTTCTTCTAAATCTTCTTGATTTAAGTGAGGAAACTGTTTTGCTAGCTCGTTTATAGGTATTGACTTAACTTCACCTACGTAGTAACAATCTTCAAAGTAAGGAGAGTCTGTGTATGAATATACTAAGTTAGCAGGATCAACATAGTCTATTGTTATCCCTTCTGAAGTTGTGAAAGAGTTTTTTATAGCCGCAATACCAAGCACTGCTAAGTCATAGTAAAATCTTTTCTTAGTAAGCTCGTATCTGTTTCCATCCATCAAAACATTTAAAGCTTGCTCTTCAGCCAACTCTACGGCTTGCTTGTAGTTCAACTGCATGTGAAGTTGTAGTTCCTCCATTGTTTGAGGAAGTATTTCTTCGCCACTTTCTTTCAAGTCAATACCAAAGTCTCTAGCAATAGTGTCGTTAAAGTCTTTGAAGTCCATGTCAGACATAATGTTCTCCATGTACTTTGTTCTTTTGTCAACTCCGTTTTGAGACTGAGAGTAAGCTTTTATATCGTACGTTCTTTCAGCAATACCATTAACTACTATATCTACAAACTTTGGTATAATAGGCACTGGGCTCCAGTCTAGATTTAAGTAAGATAAGTCTCCGTTGATAGATAGCTCATCTTTATACTTCTGAATAGACTGTTCGCCTCTAGCGTACAATCTAAGCCTGTGAAAGTCGTTAGAGTTGTTTCTATATTTGTTAGACATTCTATCAGAATTAAACCACTCTTGTTCTATAGCCTTACCAACCTTTAAGCCGTAGTCGTAGCTAAGCTTTTCAGCATCGCTTACAGTTTGACTTGGAAAATAACTTTTTATAACAGACTCTGCCATACTTTTATTTTATTATTTTAGATGCACCACCGGTATTTGTGTACCGTGATATGTTTATGTTTAATGCTGGTTTTTTAACGTCGGCGTGTGGTCTATATAAATGTCTATTGCAAGCCATGATGGCTAACCCTGAACTTATTGCTGCATCAAACTTTGTACGTTTATTAATATCAAACCTACTCCATTCATTTAGCGTTTGGTTAAAGTACACGTTACCATAGTTACCGTCACCCATATAACCAACGTGGCTTTGTATATACATTTCTATAGCAGCAGCGTGAGCTTGTTTTATATCTTCACTAGAGTTTGGTATACCACCAACTTCTTTTTCTGCAACAGATAACTTGTTCCAAACTTTGTCAGGTCTGTTCATACTGAAACCTCTATACCCTCTACGTTTCAAGTAGTAAAGTAACCTAGGCTTGTTATTCTCTGCTAGTATTGGCATACCGTAAAATACTAATGCCATCAATACGTCTTCAAAAAATATTTCAGCGGTTTGTGGTCTTGCAATGTATTCTAAGAACATGTGATTCGGTGGTGCATCTTCCATGCTAAACTTCGTCAGTCCGTGCAAAGCGCCTTTAGATCCTCTACCATCAACTGTTCCACTAATATCGTAGCTGTCACATCCAAACGCGCCTACGTGCTCATTACCTGGATGTTTAACTCCGTTCTTTGTTATTACTTTATTCTGAAGGTGGTGAGGTGGCGTCCAACTTATATTGAACCTTCCTTTTGGATCAGGATAGAAAACTACCTTAGAATCCTTAATGCCATTCTCCCATTGAAAATTACCTGTATTAACTACAGAGCTATTTCTCATTCCTTCATTATAATCTATTTGCTCGTATATCTTAACTAAATTAAATATACTGTTGTTTGCTTCGTCTCTAAAAGCGTGTTCTGTTGTTCTAGGAAATTGACGGTAAAATTCATTTAAACCATCTTGATCTCCTTTTAATCCTTCAGCTTCATTTTCCCAGTGCTCTACTATACCAACATCAATTACCTCGCCGTCTGGTCCGAGTACTTCATTATCTGAACTTTCAAATACTGGTTGACCGTACTGGTCAATGAACCCTTCGTAATTCCACTCCATTGGTATGAACAAAGAATATAAGCCAGACTTTGTTTGTCCGTTTTTATTTCTGCTAGTAACGTCTGAATCATTGTAAAGTTTTTTAAAGTTTTCACCACCTTTATCTAAAGAGTTAGATGTTGAGCCCATCATGCATTTTCCTATAATTCTACTACCTAGTCTTAAACAAGTTTTTGTAACCCGCCAGTTGTTGAGTATGTTGTCTGGTCGTTCCCATTTACCACTCTCATCGTGCACTAGTAGCGCTAGCTTTTCACCATCATAACTATTGTCACCTGTGTTCTTCCAGTCAATCGTAGTGTCTAGACCTTTTATCTCTTCTAGTTTTTCGTTAACCTCTATTTTCTTACGAGTAAACTTACTTGCCGGTACACGATATGCTAGCTCAGACTTTGGTCTGTCCATACCATCTTGTATTGGCTTGAAAAAGAAAGGGTAGTTTATTGATATAGGTACAACCTTATCTGTAAACATCTTCTTAGCATCAGCACCACTTTTAGATAGTATTCCATATCTACTATCACTTGATATTGTAGCTAAGTTAACCGCTTCAGCTGAGCTCATAAAAGAAAAACCAGAACGTCTATTCTTAAGATAACACATACCATAGCAGCGTTTATCAGCCTTACAGGCTTCCCAAAATATAAAGAACAATCTATTTGCCTCACGAAAGTCTGGTGCACCAACATCAATTTTGCTCCATTGTAAGTACATATAGTGTGTGCCTGTTATGAACGTAGGCGTTC